AGTTAGATTTCCAAAATCAACACCATTTCCTAAAGTTGACATTTGATTAAACTCTGTGCTCGATAAACGGTCTCCTCCAGGATTTTGTCCTCCCATAGTTACCATAATATCTCCAACCCCACCACCTCTTGGTACAACTTTACCTGTTGGTGAATAAAGTTCTGGGGCTCTTGGATGAAATTCTTGTAAGCCACCGTGGCTTCCAGATTGTCCCGTTGTACCATCTTTTGCCACTGTTAAATCACCAAAGTCAGCACCGTTTGATCTTGTCGCTATTGTAAAATTTTCTATTGTATTTACGTTTCCACTAGGGCCACTTCCACCAGAACAAAATCCTTTTATTTTATTACTTGTTCCAGCTAACATGTTTCTTTTTACTTCGGTTAAATCTCCAAAATCAACAGCGTTTCCTAAACTAGACATTTCAATAAAATCTATTGTATTAAGTCTTGTTCCAGATGATGGGCTATTTGTTCTGCCTCCCATAAATATACCTCTTGTTGAAGAGTCTACCGATCCCATTTCTCCTCTTGCAACAGTTAAATCTCCAAAATCTGTAGCATTAGCATTTGTAGATATATTTATAAAATCAATTGTATTAACTTGATTTGGAGCCATTCCTCCGCCATAAACACCTACTACACCGTTTGTTACTCCTAAAGGAGCTCCATTTCTTACTGCTGTTAAATTACCAAAACTTGTTGCATTTCCTAGAGTTGCAAAATTAAATGTTTGCAAAAGATCTGTGTCACCACTTCCACAACTTGTAACTGCTTTAACAGAATTACCAGTTCCTTTGTTTGTATTTCCTTGAGCTGTTCCTAAATCTCCAAAATCAGAATAGTTCCCTTGATTTACAAAATGAACATATTGCATTACGTTACTTGCACTGGGGTTTTCACCACCAGAACAAACCATTCTTATGTTACTTGCGTTTGATCCTAGACTTGCCATAGAAACAGATAAATCTCCAAAATCGGAAGCATTACCACTAGTGATCATATTAAATTGATCTACATTATTAGAGACAGAAGGTGTATTTCCTCCAGCAACTAAAGCTGTGGAATTTGTTCCTGCTTGAGGATAAGTCCCTTCTTCTATTATATTATTGGTAATAGTTTTGATGTTCCAAAGCCCTCTGGCTTGGTCTCGTCTAGGATAACTTTCACCCATGGGTTAGTCCTCCTACGCGTCGTCTATCAGTTCGTATGATATTGTGACTACTAGTGTTGATGCTGCTGATGCTCCGCCTCTTATAAGATCAGTTTCTTGTAAATAGAAAGAAGAGTTTTTATCTATTACATCAACTGAAGCGTGAGCTGGAACTGTAAGTTCATCAGCTAGTTCTTTGTGTGTTCCTGAAACTTCTGAATCAATTGTAACCGTTGCATCGTTGTCTGTTACATTTGTAACTCTAATTAAATTAATTTTGTTAACTTGATCTGATGCTGCTGTTAATAAAGTTGTTGTTAAAGTTGTGCCTAAATCAGCTACTGCTGATTTACCATTGATCGTTGTGACATTTACTATATTTGGTGCTGCCATTTTTTATTCTCCTAAACTCCTTTTATCCAAAAACTAAGGCCATTGCAATGGCTTTTCCTGTTGATATACCGCTAGACGGTGTTGTAAAACTTAGTGTTCCAGAACCATCGGTCTGTAATATCTGACCACTACTACCATCTGCATTTGGAAAAGTCAAACCATCCAATACAATATTACCAGAGCCATTTGGTGTAATAGCTATGTTTCCATTAGATGCAGATACAATGGAGTTACCATTTACATCTAAATTACCACCTAATTGTGGTGAAGTATCAGAAACAACATCTGCAATACCTGTGTTAACAGAAACAATATCTGGATTTGTGCCATCGTTAGCTGAGGCAAAAATAATTTTATCACCTTTATTAGTTGCTGAAAAAGTAAACGAGTCTCCTGAACCAGTTATATATTTAAATTGAACTGTATACGCTCCCGAAGTTGAGTTTCTTAAAATATAAAAAGTTTGTACATCTAAAGGAATTGTAACAACTTGATTTCCTGTAATTGTACCCGTGAACTCAATCATTCTATGTGCAAGTTCTGCACCAGTTGATCCATCAGATACAGATAAATCAGTTTGTTGTGCACCACCAGCAATTGATTTTTGAGTAAACCCACCAGATATTTGTTCTAAAATTTGTAAGTTTGTATTAGTCTTCGTTCCCCATGTACCGGCGTTTTCACCAGTTGCTTGAAGTTCTACCCCTAAAGGTGTAAATGTAGATGCCATAAATTATCTCCTATGCAGCGTCACTATAACTTGTATTTGATCCAGTTGCAACATCCGAATATGTATCATTCGATCCTGTCGAAACATTACTATAAGATGTATTAGAACCAGTGTCAACATCTCCATACGCAAAGATATTAACCGTTCCTAGGTTAAACGTAGCTGATTGGCCGGTTAATCCAACCTGCATATCAGCTAATGATATTGATCCTACACTAGCGCTAAAAGATTGACCTGTTAATCCTAGTCCCTCTTCTACTGTTAAAGATCCAACACTTGCTGTCGTTGATTGACCAGTTGGTTGAGCAACAGCTCCACCTAATCCTACAAGAGTCCCTAAACTAAACGATGCTGATACACCAGATAATTGTGCTGTAGCATTTGGTATTGTAACACTACCTAAACTAGATGTTATTGATTGACCTGTTAATTGTGCTTCTTGTGAAGATATACCTTGAGCTGTACCAAGTGATGATGACATAGAAACACCAGAAACTATTACAGTTTCGTTTGGTGCTTTTGCCGTTCCTTGTGATACAGTTATTGATTGACCTGTTAGACCAATAGTCATGTCTGCAGGTGTTATTGTACCTACAGATGCAGTTATCGCACTCGATGTTAACCCTTGGTGAACATCATCTACAGTTAATGATCCAACAGAAAATGATGCAGATACACCTGATACAACAACAGGATTGAAAGCTGCACCTTGAGAAGATGTAACAGACTGACCACTTAAACCTACAGTCATGTCTACAACTGTTGGTGATCCTATACTAGATGATATTGATTGACCAATTAAAGTAATAACTTGATTAGAGGTTTGTCCCCAAGCACCACCACCATTCCAAGCTTGTGCACCCCAACCTGTTTTTAAAGTTGTTGCTTGGTTCCAATTAGCCTGTCCGTAGGTTAATCGGCCCCATCCTGAAGTTACCGACATGGTCGGTCTCCTATGCTAATCTGATTATTGCGTTACTTGCGTCTGCTGCAGGAAACTCAATTTTAAAAGTTCCATTACTTGCTGTCTTGTCACCACCAAAAGCTATAACCGCAACAGCATCAGTTGTTCCTGAACCACCGTCTGTTGTTGTGTTATAAATTAAAGCTCCGTTTGCAGTGAAGGAAGCTGATGTATATGTTACATCTGCAAAATCTGTAAATGCAGTTGTTGAAGATAATGATACGCCTTGGTTTGTTAAAGTTGCACCACCTGCAGAGTATGCAGATCCAGATGTATTAGATATCTCGTTTGAAGTAGAGTAATCAGTTGTGGCTGCACCTAAAGATGCAGAGCTAGTGAATAACGCTATTTTAAAAGTATGCCCACCTGAAGACTCAAAGCTGTGCTTACCTTGTAGAAGTTCTTGTTTAAAACTAGAACATATTGCTGATGATATCGCCATATTTTTCTCCTTAATTATGGATTACGAGAAGGGAGCGGTATTCTTATTGCACCATCGGTGTAGTCGTCTCTTCTTCGTCTTCCGATTTGCTCACTAGCAAATTTATCTACTTCTTGTTTATACTTATTTTCATACAAAGTCAACATATCCGCAGGGCCTTTCAAAAAACCATAGGCTTCTGCTAAACAACAATACAATAATCCATTTGGAAAATTAAGACTAATATAATTAGTATCATCATTTTCTAAAAGATTAGGTATTTTATTAAAATGTATTCTAAATCTATACGTAGTATTTGGGACTGGTGCTAAAAATATTCTACCAGATGTGGTATCTGTATTACCAGTTGCACCACCAAACATCGCATAATATTTAGGTTGACCTTGAGCTGCGGAGGTTCCTGTTACATCCTGATATTCTTGAAGATAGGTCATGTCCTTTTTTTCTAGCCATCTATTAGCTCCCGTAATAGCTGATCCATTAGTATCGTAAACTTGTATACCTCTAACAAATAAACATCCTGCAGGAGCGTTTATAGTTTCTTGCCCTGCCACAAAATTTCCTAATTGTTGTTTTTTATCGGCATCAATTGGGACATCTCTAAATATTCTGTACTGTGCATTTAATATAATATTTTCTAAAACATCATTTGTTAAAACATTAGAATCTGTTTCAGTATAACTTTTAATTTGTGTTTTTAATCCTGATGCACTTAATCCTGGCATTATGCTAATTGTGTAACTGGACCTGCAGTTACTGTCAATCCTCCTGATGTTTCTGTTACTGTTGCATTTGATCCACAATCAAATACATAAGTATTAGTTGTTACACTACTTATACTAAATCCTGATGAATTTTCAAATACTGTAAAAGCTAGACCTCCTGGGCTGCCATTTACGTTTCTAAATCTAACAGTGTCACTATTAGACCTACCATGATTAGGTTCTGTGATTTTCT